GGTTGACGATCACCCACGGCAGGCCGCTGTTGTTGCAGCCGATCTGATCCGCTGCTGATGGGACTGGCTGCGTCACCGGATGGCTATGCACCACGGCCACGATCTCGCCCAGATCTTCGGCTGCTGCGTAGTCCGCCGGGTCAAGGATGAAATGCTCGTCTGGTGTGGCGGCGATGTTGCGGCACGGGCAGTAGCGGCGCCGGCCTTTGACCACATGAATCAGGCCGCAGCACTCGCGGGGATCCTCGACCTGCGCGTGCGCCAGGATGTCGGCCTTGAGGGTGTCGGTCAGCCTCACGTCACGAGCCCCGCGCCCGGATAGGAGCCGAACGGCAACTCAGCCGTTGCCCCAAACCGCAGCTTGCAGCTCTCGACCCGCTTGCCGCACACGTCAGCCGCCAGCGTGCCAACGGGCTGATCGTTGACATTCCAGTAGCTGCTGCCGGTGTAACCGCACTCCGCGCCGCGATACTTCCATTGACAAACGTTGGCGATAATCTGCCGCTGAGGCAACATGACACCAGCCAGGTCAAACTTGCTGGCCAGCTCGAACTCAACCAGATCGCGGTTCTCGTTGGACTTCCGATCGACGTACCAGATCTCCGTCGGGAAGCGGGCATTAGGGTCGGCCGCTGCCTCGCCATCGAGGAACTTCTTAAGCGTCCTAATCCGCCGCACCGTGGCGCCGCCCAGGTCGTTGCCGGGTGTGGTCGCATTGACCAGCAGCAGCAGCGTGGTCATGTCGCTGAACAGGTTGCTGATCCGCAGCGTCGGGCGTGGCAGGCTGCCGGAGCTGGTGTAGTCAAAGCCCGTCGCCTCAACCGGAAGCCTGACATAGGTGTTACCAGCAAACACGATGTTCCCGGTGACGGCTGCGTTCACGCCGTTGTGCCAGTAGTAGGTCGTGCTGGCGCCGTGCAGCGTGGTGTCTAGCTGCAGCTCGAACAGCTCGATGATCGCGTTCGGACCCAAGACCGCCAGCTCTTCGTAGACGCTGCTGATCGCTGCCCATGTGACGCCGCCATCAACGATCGTGCTGCCGATGTCCGTCGGCCATGCCGGTTGCGTGCTGGCGCTGGTGCCTGCAACCGTGCAGCGAAACACCAGCCCGCTGACCTGCGTGGTCGTGGCGCGGACGATGGCGCCGACTGCGTAGCTGGTGCTGGCTTGCCAGGCTGCGTAGGCCATTACGGTTCAAACACCTCTTCGAAAGTGGCGCTGATGTTGTTGAAGTTGCAGCTCACCTGGCTGGTGTTCCAACCCCGGCAGATCCACTTCCCTGCGTAACCGTTCGGATCGGTCCAGTCGAACGACTCGACCGCACCACGCGCGCGCAGGAAGGTCAGGATGCCATCGCGCTCGGTGTCGTCCCGATTGCTGAACTGCAGCGACCACTTTTTCGGCTGCGTGTTCAGGCCATAAGCCAAGCGCTGCTCATAGCCGTCACCGAAGCGAACGTTCCTGACGATCGGCTGCTCTTCCAGGTCAGCGGTGAAGCTGGGTGTGTAGGTGAAGGTTGCCATCAGCGTGTGGTTGCGAGTAGGCCGCCGGGCCGTTGTTGCTTGACGATCTCAGCCTGCACTGCAGCGCCGATCACGCGGCCGAGCTGGTTGGCGTTGGGGCCGTCACCCTGGACCTGGCTGTTGCCTGCGTCAACGTTCACGGTCACATTGACACCAGCGCCGCCAGATGCTGCCACGCCCAGCCGGCCATCGGCGCCGCGGCGGAGGGGCATGATCGCCTCGGGGCCAGCCTCGCCCATCAGGCCGATGCCCTTGGCGAACGGGAACATGGTCGGACCGTTGACGATGCCGCCGCGGGCGAATGGCATCACGCCATTGGCGCCGTAGACGTTCCCGTTCGCGTTCAGCGCAAAACCTGGCAGGAACGACTTCAGCGCGCCAGTCCCGCTCAGGCCAGCGCTGGCCGATGCAAACGTCCCGCCAGGGATCAGGCTCTGGATGAACTTCAGCAGCGGCGCGATGATCAGCATCCGCGTGACCATACGAGTCAGGTCCTCAACGATTGCCAGCGCGAACTGACGGAAGCTGAACGTGCCCGTTGTGGTCAGGCTGACGATGGCATCCTCCAGCCCGCTGATTGCGTTGGTGGTGACATTAGAAATGTTTTCGCTCAGCGTGCCGACGCTTTGCAGATAATCGTCGATTGCACTGCGCGCACCTGAAAGCGCGTCCTTCTGGCTTGATGCAGCGTCGCTGAAATCAAGCAACTCGATCGCGGCTTTGCTGGCGTTCTCGCCAATCTCGGCCAAGCCTTCTGAATACTTGCGCGCAGCGAGCGCGTTCTCACGGTCAGAGAACGCATCGATCGCATCCCTGAATGGTCCGATGTCCAGCTCACCGCCAGCAGCCCGGACCTCGCGCGCCAGGTCAACGACTGCCATGGTCATGCGATCGACTTCGCGGTTCGCGTCTCTGATCGCCTGCTCACGCTCAAGCATCAACTGCTTAAACGGATCGGCGCCGACGCCTGCGATCTGAGTATCGAGATCCTCAACGTTCTGCCTGTATTGCTCGAGCAGATCACTAGCCTTTCTGGTCAACTCTTGACGCCGCTTCAGTATCCGCTCCTGCTCATCCGCCGCCCTCTTGGCAGCGGCTGCAGCCTTTTTAGATGCGGCTTCGGCGCGCTTGTCTTCCTCGGTTGTGTCCAATCCCATGCGGCGGCCACCCTGGCGGCGGCCAGTGCCAGGGGAAGGCGCCTCGCTGAAGATCTTGCCGATCTGCGCAAAATCCTGCCGAGCTTGCGCAAGCATCCCGGAGACCCTGGTGCGATAAATCTCTGCTGCACCTTGGAAGTCGCCCTGCACCGCCTTGGCTATCACCTGAAACCCGGCAACTGCGTTCTTGATGAAGACATCAAACAGCTTGACAGTGGCGAAGACAAACGTGGCGACTGATTGGATGCCAACCCTGATCACGGTGAACAGCGCATCCCAATCGTTCTTTGTGTCGAACAGGTCGCCAAAGACTTCAAGAATTGACTGCAGCGATGGAAGCAGCGCGTCGGTCAGCTCAGCGCCAAAGCCCTGAGTCCTGATGCCCAGCTCCGTAATCGTGTCATTGAACAGATCCGATCGCGCGGCAAAATCTTCGCCCACCTTGTAGGTGAACTTTTCCATGCTGGCCGCGCCTTCGTTCAGCAGGGGAATCAGGTCGGCGCCAGACTTGCCGAAGATCGCCACCGCCGCGGCTGCTTTCTGCGCGCCATCAGGCATGTCAGCAAAGCGATCAGCAATCTGTTTCAGCGCCTTCTCAGCCGGCACCACTTGCCCGTCAGCAGTCTTGACCGCAACGCCAAGCGCGTCAAACTTCCGGCCGAGATCTTCGTTGCCTTCGGCCGCCTTGACCAAATTCACGTTCAGTTTGGTCAAGCCCTTGCCCAACGTGGCCATGTCCACGTCAGCCAGCTTGGCCGCGTTGCCGATGCCGATCAGCGCGCCAGCCGCCACGCCAGTCTTGGCCTGCAGGTTGAACAGCTCATCACCTGCATCGATCGCTTGCTTCACGATCGCAGCTAAGCCGCCCACTACGGCGCTGCCGGCGATGGCTGCACCAAAGCCAGCGACCGCACCTCTAAGGTTGCTGAATCCAAGAGCTGCATTCTTGACCTGACCCTGCAGCCCCTGCATGGAGTTGCCCAGGCGCCGGATGTTGTTTTCGCCTTGAACGTCCGCCTTGATGCGGAGCATGGCGTCCATGTTCATCGCCATCTCAGGCGCTCCGCTCGCTAAGCACTGCCATGGCTGCGGCCTCCATTACCTGCAGGTCCTCAAGCATGGAGCGCTCATCCTCCACTGCATACAGTTTAAACACCCACGCCAAGGCTCCGTAATCAAGCCCCAGCACGCCGCCCATCGTGGTGCGCCATTGCGTTTGCACCCGCAGGAACATTTCCACGGCTGCCCAATTCTCGGGCCAAACGCCAAAATCGTCATCAGGTCCCGACGGTAGATCTGGCAGAGCAATGCCCATGGCCGCGGCATCGGCGGCGGTTTCGTCAACGACGCTCCCGCCCGCCCAATGCTCAGCGGCCTCTGTCAGTTTTTTCGCTTGGCTCCCTTGATGCTGTCCATGTAGGACTTGAGAATCGCCACCGAAAGCAGCGGAATCTCAAGCGCCTGCTCGAGTGCCTTCTGGCTGAACGGGATCTCTTTGCCGTTGTCATCATTGACGCCGGACCATCCCACCAGCACCTCTGCCGCCAGTTCAGTCAGCCGCTCAATGTCGCCCACGTCGTCAAACCGCTGCAGCTCAGCCACCAATGGGGCGACCTTGCTTTGCGGCAGACGCTTGAACTCGCCATCAAATGTTTGGCGCTCGTGCCGGCCGCCATCGACAGGAATGTCGAAAGTGACCGGCCACGAGTAGGTGTCCGACTGCTTGAGAACAAAAGCCACGCGATCAGGTGTAGACGAGACTCAGCTCATCATTGCCCGAACTGGTCGGAACTGCAATGAAGGGCATGTTCAGCATCTGCACACCGTCCTGATCCGAGTAGGTCAGGTTGCCCAGATCCGACTGAGCAGTCGTGACCGTGACGATGTTCCCGCCGGTGGTGCCGTGCTGGAAGGTGATGCTGCCGGTGCTGCTGCCCGTGGCCACCGCAAAGAAATCTTTCGCGGTGATGGTCGGAGCTTCGATCACGATCGTGCCGCTGGGGGCGCGGTTGGTGATCATGATCTCCTTCGTGCAGCCGACCAGCTCGCGATAAATCACGTCGTTGGCGATGCTGAAGTTGTAGCTCTGCAGGCAGCCGCTGTAGGAGAACGCGGTGAAGTTGGTTGTGTTGCCCTGCTTGAAGATCAGCGGCGTCGCTTGATTGGCGTAGGTGGGGGTGGGCAGCGTCTCGTCGGTAGGGGCGTTGTAGATGCCCGTCATGGTGAAGCTGATCACCGGGATCTGGCCAACTTCGCCGGTGATCTCAAAGGTGCCGCGACAGCCGGTCAGCTTGTGACGGATGCCATCCTCGTGGTAATGGATCGTGCAGCTCTCAAAGCCGCTGCTTTCAGGCGCATAGGTGGCACTGGTGCTGGTGACGAGCGTCTCGCTCAGGCCGCAGCTGCGCAGGACGGGACCATAAGCTGGGGCGGTGCCGGCAGTGCCGGAGCCGGCCAGCTCCACTTCAAAGCTCACCTCGACGCGGGTCTGCGCCAGCAGCTGATCGGCTTGCCCCATGTAGGGACGCACCAGATCGCGGTTCACCGTTTCGGCTACCAGTGGCTGAATCTCAAGGTTGCGCACCAGGATGGCATTGCTTGAGCCGGACGGGCTGGAGTCAGTGCCGTAGGTGCTTTCAATCTTCGCCAGGATCAAGCGCCGGCGGGTCAGAACTGATGCCATTGGGGGCTACCTCAGAAGTTGGATGGGGAGCCGGCTGGGTCCGCTCGACGAGCTGTCGCTTGCCGGTTTTGGGATCGACCAGATAGCTGCCGCCCTGGCCTTTGTGTTCGTCCACCATCGTAGCCACTATGCTGTGGCCAGATTAGCGACGCTCGTGCGATAGCGCACAAGGTAGTCGCAACTAATCACGCCGGCTGGCTGATCAGCTTCGACCATCTCAAAGTTCACGCCCTGCGGTTGTATGTCGATCGCGTAGCCGCCAAGGGTCAGATCTGCCATCAGCTTGCTGTGCAGGCTCTCAATCGTTGGGTCTGCCAACTGGTCAGGGATGTTGCCCCGCACGATCACGGCGATCCGCACCGTCAGCGACCAGTCCAGGGTGGGCAAGCTGGTCAGTTGCTCAGCGCTGTCGCTGATCGGCTCGACCACCAGCGCCGGGCTTTCGCCCCTTGTGAGCGGCTCCACGCGGCTGCGGTAGATCCGCGTGCTCACGCCCGTAGTGCCCGCCAGCGTGGACGCGATGGC